AGTAAGACTATGCTTAGGAGTAGCAGTGAAGAAATAGCAGCGGTCAGCAACAGCAGCGAAGTGCTCCGTAGCAGGGAAAAAGTTACGCTTGACGGAATTGTGCGCTTCATCAAAATAAATGTTGTTGACTTCAATATCTGCCTGACGAATACGATCAAGCGAATTGTAGGTAGTGAAGATGATTACATTCTCACCAGCAGTCCGTGCAGTATTAGCAAACAGGTGAATCTGTTCGGGTTTGGTGCTGCTAAAGTGATGCGTTTCACCACTATGAACATGCATCACATGAGTGTGAGTAGTATTAAGAATCTCCAGAAACTCACTGCACAGTTGTTCTGCCAACAGAATACGCGGAGCAACAACAACAGAAGTTGTGCCGACAGGGATAGCGTGTTGATGGATAAGATCCTGAATCATACAGATAGTCTTTCCGCCACCAGTAGGAACAATAATCTGTCCCTTATCATAAGACAGCATACGATCAGTAATGCGCTGCTGGTGAGGACGAAGGGTAATCATAATATGAGTGGTTATACTATAGGAACGCTTTGGAGGTGAGTAACTTTTATTGCTTACAGCAGTTTGTTAAGATCTTGAATAACAGATTGCATTGCAGAGCGTGAATAACCTGTTGCAAAGGGATAGGATTTTTCATAATCCTCATTATCTGCTGAGTCTACATTATAGCAGATATTCACCGCTCGCTCAAGATCAGAAATTATCCGTTTTAGGGTATCAACACTCACATTTGTGGTTTCCATAGTGTTACAGGCGATTTTACAGGGGTTTGGTGGGGTTTTAGTTTGTTAGTTGTGTGAAATCAGGTGCCCAAGCAACAACATATTCTTTATCTTCTTCTAACCATTCTTTATATTCAGCATACAGAACTCCAGCATAACTATCATTCCCATTCTCAAAGTGATAGTTACAAAGTTCAACAATGTAATCAAGTTGTTCCTCAACAATATCACAGCGTTGAGTATCAGAAAGTTCCATTTCCATAAAAAAAGCGTTCCCTACACTACAGGAACGCTTTGGAGGTGAGTAACTTTAATTCAGGTCAATTTCCTGATGCTTGTGCTGCTGCTTTTGCCTTTGCTCTCATTCTGACTGCAACAGCATTGCTCCACTTTCCGCCACCTTCTTCATACTCTCTACGCATTTTTGCAAGGATTTCACTAGAAGATTTTTTAGTCTTTTGTGCTGCTGCTGTTTTCTCTTTGTTTCTAGCAGCATCTCTTTCCTGACGAGTCATAGGACCGCCAGTTTCAGTTTTCCACTGTCTGCGTGGTTTTGATGGTGTTGGTTTTGCTGCTTCAGGTTTCTTTTTAGAAAGAAGTTGTGATGCAGTCTTTTCTGCTTCTTTTGCAGTTGGTTTAGATGTTTCAGGTTTTTTACCTGCTTTTCTTGCAGCAATTCTTGCTTGTGCTGCTTTCTTTCTTTCTTCTTTTGCCGCTGCTGCTGCTTTTGCTCTTACATCAGCAGATCCACGCTCTTTTTCAGGTTGTTGAACTCTTGTAGATGCTTGTCTCTGTTGACCAATATCTTTGCGGGGTTTGTATGCAACTGGTTCGGTCTTTCCACCACCAACTGCTTTTACCCTGCGTCTTTCAGGAGCAGATTTCTTACGCTCAGCACCTATTCTTTCACCAGAACCGCCCTTGCGAACTTGTGCGCCAGAACGAAACTCAGCGTCATAGGTTGCCTCAGCAATCAATACAAACTCCTGAAAGGTTTTCATTGTTATCTAAACACTTCTTTTTTAGTATTTAGTTATCTTCAGCGTCACGCAGTTTATCCATTGCAGATTTGCTGATTTTGCACACCAAATCATTATCATAGAAATACTTAACCCTTTCGCGGCGGGTAGCAATCAGCAGGTCATATTCTTCCTGTTGTTGTTTGGTGTATTTGAAATCTTGGCGTCGCCATGCTTCTTTCAGTTCTTTGATGTAAGGAAGCACGTTAGGAATGTTGTCGGTCATTTGACTATGATAATGGATAAAAGTGTTTGTGGTTGATTTGGTAGACAGTTTAGAAACTGTCAGAAGTCCCAGTTACTGTTAAGAAATGCGTTGAAAGTTTTGGTGTCGTCGTCTTCTTCAAAAAGACCTTCATTCATTTCTTCAACAAGGTCAAATGAAGAAAAATCTTCAACTTGAATGTCGTCGAAACCGTCCATAGTTTGTTTGTCGCTTACACAATAGAAACACTTTAGAGGTGAGTAACTTTAATTCACCAGGATTTTGATGTCTTTTGCACCTTGTTCCTTCACAAGTTGCTCCCAAAAAATAGCATCATCAATTTTCAAAAATGTTGCCTGTTGATAAGCGTAGCCCTTCTTTTTCGGTTTGAAATAAGTCACCTGATACATTAGAACCATCAATAATAACATAGATTTTTGTTTCATCATTCCAGTGCCTAACAGCATTAGCAACGATGAAACAGTTTGTGATAAAAATAGACAGAAACATCACAAGGCGGATAAGAGCAATCCTATCCGCCTCATTATCATTTTTACCAGACTTTTCTCCCAGTGCTTTAGCAAGCAATCGCCAAGCAGTTTTCCTCTTCTTCATACACAGATTCCCTTGACTTGACGTAATCTAACTGTTCCCACTGCTCTTTGTAGCAAACCACAAGCAATCTGTTATTTTTATGAATAGGACAACATTCAAGGTTCACTTCATCTTTTGGACGAACATTATACTCAATAGTAATATATTCTTTGTCCACAAAATAGACCCAACCTTCAACATCTTTCTTCCATTTCACATAATGATTAACTTGTGGTTCGTAACTCATACAAATGCTGCTTCCAAAGGGTTAAGATTTAGAGGCATCGCAGTATAATTCCGCGTGTCCGTGATATTTACACAAGCACCAATAGTTTTACTATTGATGGGGGCAAAGTATTCTTTTGTTTTAGTAGAATAAAACCCCCAGATAGTTCTAGTTATCGCACCGTTATTGTAGTCAAACTTACGATGGCATCGCAACCAAATAGCAACCACCCCACGCTTGAACTCTTCAAACTCGTAACTATAACCTTTTGGTGCTTTGTGAGAAAAGTTTGGAATCATTAGGTGGTAAAAGATTCAACGATTTCAGATTCTACATCTTCTGCAAGTGCATAGGTTCTTGCGTTCAGAATGTTTTCTCGCAAATCACTATAATACTTCTCATAGAAGTTACCATCATCATCTTCAGTGATTAGATCAAAACATTCATCGTCATGTTCTGCAATCACATTCCAAAGACCACCATATTCTGATTGGGGAAAAGGAATATAATGTTCAACAATGTAGAGAAACTTTTGTGCCATTTGTTTTTGTAAATTACCTCACAAGTTTAGTAGTTATCATATTCTTTGTCAATCGCATCATCAGCATCAGATGCAACTGAAAGAATAGCAAATCCTACAGTGGCAAGAACACCAACTGCAACACCAATAATAAAAGTCATGAGTGATAGAACTCCGCAAGATAATAGTCAACAGTCACTTCAAGTTTTTCTGCTTCGCGTTCTACTTCTTCCCAGAAGTCACGAGCAATCTTTTCTTCTTCTGCGTTCATAATCAGTTGTCGGATAAGGTCAGAAATCATTTGAATTGCCCTTCATCTTTGGGACGAATAACACGGAAATAATATACCATAAGCGATGTGATTATGGCAAGTAATGCCGTATAAATTGAAATTGCAAGTGTGATGGTCATTCACTGTCCCACTGTTCGGTTCCTCGTAGTTGTTCATCCAACTGACGCAAAATACCTTCCCTGGTGTATGCTCCAGTAGCATTTTTGCGTCGTTCCATCTCTTCTTCAATCTTTTGAGTGATAGAAGCATGGCGGCGGATTTCTCCACCCATAGACATCATCTTCTTAGTTTGACTCATACAAAACTGAAGTTGCATAAGTTCCATATCATCAAATTCCATAATTATTCTCCAAATTAAACTGCCAGTGCTCCAGTAGGGATTTCAACGATTTCAGGGCGTTTGTTGTCCTCAAACTGGTGCATATTATAGCACACCCATTCACCATTACGGAAGATGTAGGAGTATTCTTCACCAAAAGCAAGAAACACTTTCAGGTTCCTATCAATACGAGGGGGGCAATCTTCACCACGAGCAGAATAATACTCAGGTTGCTTATCTTCACCCCAGCAGGAAGACATATCACCACCATCAATCAGTTCTGCAACTTTATCTTTGGTGTTGTAGTGAGTCTTCAGGATACGACCCAACCACTCAGGATAACCATCCCAATGATGATATGCAGAAAGGATAGAACCATCAGAAAGTTCAATACCGATGCGGGATCGTGTTGCCATTTGATTGCGTTGCTTACACTATAAGGACACTTTGGAGGTGAGTAACTTTAATTCCCAATAAAAAAGGTGCCTTTCGGCACCTAAACTCAACCGCCTTTTTGTCGCAAACTTCGCACCAAATACTCAGTAAATGCTTCCATTTTATCTGGGTGAACTGAATGGGGTGCTTGATTGATAGCACTTTTGAGTGCTGACATTTCTTCCCACTCTTCTGTTGTAAGATCGGTGCCTTTTGCGGGACGGGTCATAGTTTGTTAGTATCTCAACACATTCTACATCTATTTAATGGGAATGTGTTGTTTCTTAATGTTTTCTTTGGGATTGGGTTACGGTTCTTAATCGAAAAAAGTGCCGAAAGAACCTTTATCATCACCAAATCCATTCATGCGATTTTCCAGTTTATCAACCAGTTGATCGACACGAATAAGATTATCAATAGAACAAATCATTTCAGAGATTTGCCTTGCAACAAAAGGTTTTTCTTGGCGAGCGGCATATGCAAGAGCATTACGCAAACTTGCTTCTGCTTCTTTCAAACTTTGTTCTACACTTTCAGATAGTGCCATTTAATCGGTCCTCACAATTTTTATAAAAAATTCCATTTGCATAACAAGATTTGCCTGGTTCATAGTATTTTACCACAGGAGGGGATGTTTGTCTAACATTACAAAGTTCACCTTGTTTTTCTACAAAGTTACCCATACACAAAGATGCAACGAATGGCGCAAGAAGTTTAATCGTGTACATCAATATCCAGGAGTCACATCATAACCACCTGCTGCTCTCACTTGTTCTTTAATAGCATCAAGTTCAGCGCGTTTTCTGTAGTATTCTGCTTCGCGCAGGTTATATTCACGACACTTATCTTTATCGTTTTCGGTTGCCTCACGTTCACACATTGCGTCCATTTCTTCTTCTGTATATTGCAGATGTTTATACAGTGATGACTCTGGATGTGCCCATTGTTCTTTAGAAACTTCTTCAGTGGGTTCCCAAAAATCTTCCCAGTCCTTTTCTGTTGCAGTTGAAACAGTGGTTTCAAAATCAACAGGTTTATGTCCTTTCAACAAGGAAAGAAGGTTAATTGATTTAGTCAGTTGAGTTTTATGATACTCAATAGATTCATCAACAACATTCAAAATAGTATTATAGATGTCTTGTGGAGTAAGGTCTTCACAGTTTAGAGCATCGTGAACCCAGTTATCAAGTTGCTCAAGAGAATACTTCCTATAGGAAAAGTCAGAACTATGGGAGGTCATTAAGGTAGTCCTTGATTGCTTGCTGCACTATAACCTGAATTTCCTTCTGTGTCAACCCATTTAACCAAGACCATTTTGGGTCTTGTGGGTCCCAGTCCATTTGAAATGATCCGTCCTCATTCTGTGAGATTTTCAAACTATCATCAACAGTCATTATCACATTCCCTATTTCGTTTCCAAGTCTTACGAACTCTCTTCAGTTCTTTAAGTTCTAGTTTAATGTTTTGATAGGCAGTTTCGCTGTCAATCTTATCTGCCATTTCCATAGCAATGATAACATCAACTCTTGTACCAAAGTGTTTTAGAGCGGTTTCGAAACAATCAAGGTCTTCGTACATCTTTATCAATCCATTTTTCTGCTGCCAAAATATCTATACGACAATCAACAGCATCAATTGAATTGCTGAGTTCATAAAGAACATTATCAGTTCCTACACTTTCATCCTCAAGTCTAGCAATACGGTCTTCGAGTTCAATAAGCTTTGAATAGATATCAGACTCTTCGCAGATTACTTCTTTCCTAGATGGTAAGAAAAACCACTTGATAAAATTAATCATTAGCACTATCTCCTTGTTTTTTATTGAAACCAAAGGGTTGTGCTTCTGCTTCTTTTTGTACGCGAAGTTTTTGTGCTAGAGCACAAACATTCTCAGTAACTTTGAGAATATCTTCCACTTTTGCATCATCAGACATCCGTTTTTTTACGCATTCGTAGATAGGAAAGAAGATGTCTGCTGCTTCAGTTACTTCCTCAGGTGTTAGTGGTTTCGTGTTCATAATCTAGGTTTGCATAAGGGTGGATAATATCAAGAATATAGGACAAATCTTCATTCATTCCTTTATAACAAGGAACAGTTAGTGGATGATTTGCCCTATAACTGCTTACAGCAGTGAAGATAAGTTTCCACTGATGTTTGGTAAGTTCAGGCATCCTTCTTAAGATCAGGATGTGGAGCATATAATGGACCTTGATAATCGTGGGGACGATTAACTCGGTTATTCACAATTCCATTATGCAGTTGTTTCAGTGCTGCTACAACTTCAGGAGTTTCTTCCCAAGTCCATACATCTCCAGTTTTACCTGTAAAAGTGCGTTGTGTCACAATTTACCTCCAACGGTTCCTTCGTGTTTAGTAATATTAGCATCATCCCATCCTTCTTGCAACCCCTTCAGGTAAAATCTTGTTGCCCTAACACATGCTTCTTCAGTGAGTGCTGTGACTAATCCTTTACCTTCTTTGTCTACAGAATCCCACAGACCATATTCCTTCTTATAGACATAGAAGGCATCATCATACAGTTTCTTTTCCATTATTTTGTAGTGCTATTTGACGTTCAAGTTCAAACTTGATGGGGAGGAGATGTGAAGTAAAGAATGCTTCATAGTTATTCTTTCTCACAAGATTTCCAATGTTCTCTACTTGCATCAGTGCAAGAATAAGATTTGATTTAGAGGTCACTTTTCATCCCAAGCAGTTTTCCATAGATCTTAGCATAAAACATTTTTGTGAACTTGTCGTTATCATCGTTCTTGATTTCTTTTTTAACAAGTTCCATTAGTGCTTCATATTCTTCTAGACGCAAATCCGCATCTACATTGTGTTCAGTAACTTTCACTTTTTACCTTTTGTAGTGCGAGAAGTGTTTCCAACGGAATCCACGCGGGGTTTTCGTTTGCGAACTGTACCTGAACTTCCTTTACTTTTCGTTCCAGACTTTTGCTCCACACTTCTCTTACGTTTTTTACTGGGTTCAGCGGGTTCTCCATCACGATAATCAATCCTAATAGTTCTTTTGTCCAGTTTATACCTTTCCAGGTATTTTTGCAAGTGTTCCTCACACTGAAAGTGACACACTGTAGTGTTTTTATTTTCACCAAACTCCAGACGAATTGGAAAAGATTCGTATGGAAATTTGATATTAAAATTAGGATCTAACAGATTAGGATTTATCATTCATCAGTAAGATGATCGGCACAAGCAAGTGTATCACAAGGAGGACATTCAAATTTCACCAAAGAAAAGGAACCATCTTTGTTATCAATCCATTGTAGCACATCACCCTCTTTCCATCCAAGCTTTTCAATCATCTCATCAGGAAATGTGAGCACTCCATCATCATCAATAGTCAGTGTAGTTCTCATTCTATAACCTCTGCCTCAATACAAACAGTGCTAGAAAAGTCAATAGGACGA